AGCAGTAGTGACTACCATCTGCATACAAAGCATTAGCATCACTACTGCCGCAGTGAGTACAGGCTTCATGCCTTATGAACTCACTACTTTCTTCTTGCATCCTTCAACTCTTTCACTAAAAATTCAAGACCATCTATCATGTCCTTCAGTTCATCATCAGTAATAACGTGTTCTATGTAATCATCTAACACACTATCTGCTATTAAGTCCCAAGTAACATCATCATTAAAATGTTCTTCATCTATATACAAACTGAATGTAAGTCCATCATGGTTTAGATTAACCTGAACATCTACTTCTGATTCAATCTAAGTTACCATCTTGTCTTGTGCTTCAAGTATTTCCATGTACCATTAACCTTTCATCTCGTTCTTTTTCAAACTGTTTAAAATCTGCTGTTATCTCATCTATTTGAGAGAAATTACGTAACACTTTTTTATAATCTTCTACTGACATGAAGTTAAAGATTTCTAATATTAAGTCTTCCTTACTCCAATTCATGTATATCTTCTCAACACTATTTATGAAAAGTTCATTATCTATAATTTCTTGAGGTGTCATTACAACCACTCCTTTGGTATAGTTCCTTCAGCCCATATAAAACCATTACGGTCTGCCCATTCTTGACAGGTCATCTTACTACCATCCTTTCTTTTCTTAGCACCTTGGATAGTAGAACTTGCCTTCTGAAATACAAAGCGTATGTCAAGGTCTGGATACTGTGCCTTGATAGCCTTCATCTTACGTTGGCTATCCTGCCTGAAGTATCCCTTCAGTTCTACTATCATCTTACCTAGTTCTAAGTCAGGGATGTAGTGACGTTCCACATAGTATGCAAGCTTCCTTGGTTCATACACATATGTCACGCCACGTTCATCAAGGTCAGCGATGACCCTCTCCTCAAAAGTCCCCTTCACTAGCACCATCCTGATTATCTTCAAAGTACTCAGAGCTATTGTCTTTCTCAACAGCCTGTGTAACGAACCCATCCTCTTCATCAAAGAGACTATCGGCTGATACACCATGCTCAATCAAGTCAATAACTTGTAAAGCTTTTAGTCTTAGTGATACACCTACCTGCTTACTGCTAGGCATGTAGTAGGTGTTAGGTTCTACAGCTACCTTGATAACAGAACCATTACCAACTAACTGTTTACCTGACATAGGGGTACGCTTTGAATCAACGACATTAACTTTCTGAGGATAATTAGTACCGTTCTTACCTCTGATGAGAGCCTTAAGCTTTGTCTTGAATACGACATTGCCTGTCTCGTTACCGTTCTCATCTACTTCTGGTTCAACTACAGGACGTTTGGACAGTCCAACCTTAAGTGCAGGTTTTTCCTTGACAAGCTTAGCGTACTCTTCATCAACGAGTGCCTCTAGCTGTTCACAAACTTGTGCTGCTTCTGCTACTGGTAGAATTACTTGAGTTGAATACTCACCGTCTTCATTGAAGCGAGTATCAGGTTCAAATACTTTACACCACTTTGCATTACCTTTGATTACAATCATATTATCTCCTTTGATTGTTGTTGTTTTTGCCGATTGGCTAGGTTGTAACTTTAGAAATCAGGCAAAGAAATAGTCTGACTTCAGCACGTTACTCAGTTCTAGGCTACCACGTTCAGGTGGTAGAGGTATATCCTCAGTGCCTAGTGTTCTTATTGCATGTTGTCTTAGCTCTGTCAAGACATCATGTTGTTCATACATATTAACAAACTCTTCACGTAGGATGTTAGACATCTTTGGCATCAGGCTACTGTGAGTACCATAGCTATCATGTACCATAGCAAAGTCATGGATGCCCTGTGTCTTAGCTTTGTTAATAGTCTTAGTCATTGCTGCTGCATCCAGACTGTGAATGAAGTTAGGACTAGCACCCAACCCTGTTCTTTTCTTGTTCACTATGTCCTTATCCTTAGGAAACGATAGAGATACTACATCCCCATCTATGTGGGTCTTGATACGCTTCTGTTGTGTGTCATTGTAACTCTGTTGTACTAACCATCCAGTAGGTGTAACCCATTCCATGTGATAATTACGCTCAGAATATACATCACCTATTGACTTAACATAATCCATTACCTTACGTGCTGATACAATCACATCACTAATAGCAGACCATATATGATTAGCTAAGTAAGCACTAACATGGAACAGGTCATCTCCAAATGGATTGTGTCCTGTCTGTTTAATCTTATCTTCTATAGCTTCTGTTATGTACTGCCTACATGAGTGACGTGTACCAGAGTAAGGCACTATCATCACTGGACGCTTAGCCATCTTCCTATCAACACCAAACTCTAAGCATAGTCTACCTAGTTCTGTATCTTCTGCCCTGATAGAAGCCGTTGCAGCCTGTGCTACCTGTGTGTAGATGTCTTGAGGTACATCACTAGGTATAAGGTTAGTTGCCCTGCCCCCTGCCTCATCCCTGAGGATTGCAGACAGGTGTTGTAGTCCATTGCATGAACCATCAGCAGCACAGGGTAGTCTTGTCTCATAACCCCAACCCTGTTTAACTAACTCTGACATCTCGTAACACCAAGCTAGAAACTGAAAGGGTTTGTCTGCTTCTAACCATAGCTGGTTGTCATAAGGGTTAGCTACTATCCTGTGTGCCTCATCTGCAAAGTCCCAAGCCCACTGCTCTCTATCATTTAGAGATACCTTATCATTACCAAACAGGTTAGCACCATGAATACACAACCACCTTGCATCATCCCAATTATTAATAGGTATTGGGTATCCAAACTCTAGTAGTGACTTACTCCAATCAGCAGACTGAGGCGAGAGGAAGGTACTGCTTGCATACTTACGTGAACGAAAGTCATTCTGCCATACATAATAGAACCTATCATACTTGGTGTATGCTTCTGCTATCTGTATAGTTCGTTCTACCTGTATGCGCTTGCTCACGCTTCGGTTGTTAAGGGAGTAGATAGCACCACGTTTGCGTGACCATGTGCGAAACTCATCTCTCTCTGCCTCAGTCATCTCGTTAGGTTCTTTAGTAAATGGGTAGTCAGGTAGAGGTATGTCTTCCTTTGCAGGTAGGTTGCCCCACTCCTGTCCATTATCCCACAGTCTACGTATTACTTCAAGAACTTTATTATTAATTCTCCACTCAGTATCTTGTAGTGAGTTGAGACAGTCATACTCTTGTGACAAATCATGTTGTCTTAGTCTATCTAAATGTAATCTACTACTCATCTTCGCCTCACTATAGGTAATTCATCTATGTCATGTCCATGATACCCACCACCAGTAACATCAGTCCATTGTTTAGGTGGTATGATACATGGTAAGTACTTGGGTTTCAATACCTCAACATACTTATTGTACTCTTTAATCCAGTGCATAGTTTCTTCTGATGGTATCACACAGGTAGACCTACGCTTACGTGATGTTACCTGTGTATCTAGTCTAACAAGACCAGTAGTACGTATGATAATATCAATCATCTTAAATCCTACGTGTACTCGCTCAGACTTTGACCAACTGGTACTAGTGTATCCATCCTTGTTCATCTTGTTAGTCAGACCATAACGTCTAGCACCATAGGCTTTCTTCATAGCTTGCTTGATTGTGTTACGTGCTATGTCACCCTCATCTGCTATCCATCTGTCTAGCCTGTCTTGTATCTCAATACCTGCACCAAGACTACGTGCTACATATAGTAGTGTGTTCTTACTGCTGATTGCATCAACAAGGTGTACGATAGATAAGTAGGCTACTGTATCTACATCCATTCCATTTAATTTTTTCCAAGAAATATCTCTACTAATATTACTAGGATTATCTAAGTGTTCTTTAAGTCCTTGTGCTACAGTCTTTACTAATCTAATTACTATAGCTCTGCCATGTGCTGTATTAGATTCCATTCCTTTCTGTATGGCTTGCTCTGTGGTTCTTCTGAACCTAGACACACCACCTGTTAGCATATCAGTTTCTAGTTGTAATTGCTCTTGAATTAAATCTGTTTCGTTGTCGTTAATTTCTAAAGTTACATCCAAGGGAAGCCCCCCTTTACATACTATACTTACGGTAACATTCCTGCTAGTCCTATGACTAGTACTCCTACTGCCATTAATCCAAACTGCAATAGACTTATATCTGCTTCTCTATTAACACATCCATATATAGATACTACTAGTAGTGCTACTATGAATATTGTTGTTAGTAATACCATGTTAAGTTACCTCTTCCTTTGTGTAAATGTCTTGATAGACTGTAGTTATATCAGTAGGTTGTTCTGTCCAAGACTTATTACAGTTAATACAGAACCACTCTATCTGTCCATCTACTGCAAGTAAAGCTTCTGCTTCGCCCTTACCCTTACAATGTGGACAGGGTTTAAACCCCATGCTCATTCTTTATTCTCCTTTACTTTCAATAGCTTACCTCGTTGATAACCTGAACCATACTTGATATAGTATTGTGGTTGCTTGAACCTATCATAAGGATTAACACTTGTCAACCCATGATACCCATTGAAGTAACCCATTACATACCCATCATCATATTCATTACGCATATCCATATCCCTTCCACCATGCAGGTGCTTGTGTGTACTTCCATACTGCAAATGGTTTTTCACCATGATAGTAATTACGATAGGCTTGTACAGTATCATACTCACACTTGTACTGGTCAGGCATACATTGTGGTGGTGGTACAAAACCATTGTCCTCTATGTTATTTGGTGGTACTGCTAGTCCATCTATAAGACTAGCTGATTTGTGAGGCGTACCAAACCTAAGTAGTTTCTCTGCTGATAGATACCATAGTAACTCTAGTGTCCAGTAGTAGTGCTGTTCACTAGCTCGTACCCATTTAGTAGATGGATGATTCATGTGTCCCTTGCCCATGCTATACAAGCCTACCTTATCTGCATACTCATCACCATCAAGGTATCTATGTGCGGCACTAAGCATCTGTGCTGTCTCTAACACCATCTTACTAGCGTGTTTATCACAGTGCATTTCTGCCGCCTCGTCTGCGTACTCACTCAGATAAAATATATTCATAGGTATCCCTTTCTATTTTGTATCTCTCTTATCTTTAAATCTAACCATAGATATACTGGTTGTTCCTGCTCGTCAAGTTTATTTTTTATTTCTTCTCTGAAATATTCTAGCACTTGTATGTGTAGTAAGTCAACACTATTCATTAGTCTGTGTCCCTTGTATTGTTTACTATTAATTCTAATTGTACTGCATCATCAAGTACTATGTCAATAGTATCTAAAAATATATTATAATTTCCTACCATAGCATAGTCTATAATGTCAAACATCTCTTGTAAATCATTAATAAATATTGGATCACCAACTATAGTATATCCTTTATCATCTTGTAAGTATTGCAGCAAAGCTATTTCATGTTGAACATCGCCCTCTCTGTTTATTATCTGCACTAGTGATAGTGCATGGTATAAATCAGGTAACTCTATTCTTATTCTTTTATGTCCCATTTATCTAAGTCCTTTTTAACTACTGCGTCTACATACCATAAACCTAAAGGTAAAAATATTGCACACCATACTAGTATATAATATATCATTTTACTACTCTCTTTTATTATGCGTCAATTACAAATCCTGAATTATCTTGTTTTGCTTTGCCCTTTGCTTTTAGTCCTACTACTACACCCTTTGGGTCAAGGAATCGCAAGTCGTCCTTGTCACCATCTATAACAGTAAGTCCCCTGAATGTTTTAGGTAGCTTATCCCTGAATACTACCGCCATGTTGATACCTGTGTCAAGTACTGCCTGATAAACTTGTTCTGCATAGTCCATGTTAGCTTCACTATAGGATAATGTCAAGTGATAATTATCTGGTAGCTTAGCATAAGCACGTTTAACAATTTTAGTATAATCATAAAACTGTACCTCTGGAAATT